GATTTTGAACCGCTGCTATTCTGTCTTTTATTTCAGGAGTCATGTATGGATTTGCCTCATAAAATTCTAATTGTAACTCCTTAAAAGTTTTACCGTTTAAAGTTCCTCTTAAACCTTCATTTTTATCAACAAATGGGGCAATAACTTCTGTATAATATCTTTTACTAATATTGTTAGCTCTTGCTAAAAGTTCTAATTGTAATTTAATACCTTCTTTAGAAGTTTGTAAGCCTGGATTTCTATTTGTTACAAAATCTAACTCTTTATTAGATATTGCACCTTTAAAACCTTGTAAAGCTTCAATGGCAACTTTACCACCAACTGCATTTAACACTTCAGCTAAAGGAACATTTTGAAAATTTACATCAACACCAAGTTCATTTAATAGTTTAGTTGCTTGTAATCTAAGTGGACCTAAAGCTCCTGTTCTTAATTCTTCATCAGAGGTATTAGCTAATACATTTAAAACATCAATTGTTTGACTTACTTTGTTAGCTCTAAAATAATTATCTTCTGCATTATTAATTTTTTCTGTGTCTGTTTTAGCAGCCTCTTTAGCACGCTCTATACCATATTCTACATTAGGGTCTTTTGGTTCTTTTATTACTTCTTTAGGTCCTATTGTTTTCGTTGTTACTTCACCAGTAGTTAAATTTTCTTGATATAATACTTTTGGATTGTATGCTCCCTCTGGTAATTTTTTTTTAGCCTCCTCTTCACTTAAGACTCTAAATTTATCTTTTTCCTTATCTTTTTTTAAAGCCTGTCCCAAGACTGTTGATACAGCTGCCTGTTCTCTCTTAGCAGCAAGCGCTCTTCTCTTGTCATCCTCAGATACAAATTTTCTATAACCTGAAAGTAAAGCTTCTGTTACTGGTGCACCTGATGCAAGAGCAAGGCCAACCTCACCAATAGGTAATCTTGTTTTAGGTAGAGGTGCAAACTGATCTTGTAGTCCTCTTAACAAGTCTATGTTAGATCTTATCTCATCCTCAGTCATGCTACCAAACATACCTGTGCTATAGTTTCTTCTATCAACTAATCCAGACATGATACCTGTATTAGTAGAACCACCTCTTCTAAACATTGGTCTTTTTAAAGTTATTGACATTATTTAAATATCCTTCCGTATATATCTGCTCCCGCTAGACCTAAACCTAAAGCTTGCATCAAAGGACTTGCTCCTCCTCCTGCTTCTGCAGGTGTTGGGCTAAGTGTAACTGAACCTGCTCCTGGTGTTAATCCTGCAATACCTTGACCTAACATGCTTAATCTTCTTCTAGGGTCTTGTACGGCCATCTGTGCTGCTGATCTTTGTGCATCTAGTATTGCTTGGTTTTGTGCTTGTTGTTGTGCACCAAGTGTACCAAGGCCAGATATCTGCGCTCTACTAAAGTCTTGTGCTGCTCCACCTAATCCTGACTGTAGTTGTGCAATACCCATTTGATTAGATAGGTCTTGTTGTCTAGCTTGCTGTGCTTGTTGGAATCCTCTTTGTTGTAAATCAGCTAATATCTTAGCTCTATTTAGGTCGCTTGCTGCCTGAAACTCGGCTCTCATTACACCCTCACGGCCACCACCAAAAGCACCTGGTGTGCCTAACGCTGCTGCCGCTTGTTGATTTTGTTGTATCTGTCTTTGTTTATCAAACTCTTGTAAAGTTGTGTCTATGACTTGTTGTTGAAAAGGTGACATGTACGAAGCAACAGATCCTGCTCCAGTCCCTGCTCCTGTTCCAGTCAACGCTGTTGCTGCATCAGCAGCTGTTCCAGCTTTTGTTAAAAACGGTTGAAACGATCCTAAGCCTCTTGTTGGATCTACTGCTTGTGCGTAGGCTGCTGCTTGTAATGGATCTTGTGCTGCAACTTGTGGTGCAAGTTCAGCCATGCCTGCTTTTGTAATTTGAAACTGTTGTGCTTGTGCTTGTCTTTGTGCAAACTGTTGTGCTGTCTCACCAGGCTGTTGTTGTATAGCTGTGGTGATACTAGGTATACCAGCTTGTCTTGTAAGATCTGTTAAAAATGTTTTCTGTGCTGCCTCTACAAACTCTGGTGGTAGCGTTCTTGTTTCTGTAATTGACATTATGCCATCCTCTTTTCTAATCTTTTCATTGTATCATACATTCTTTGTGCACCTTTCTCAATGCTGCCATTGCCTGCACCTCTTACAGCATCTGCTGTAAATACAAACTCATTCTTTGATAACATGGCAGGAACATCATCTGCTTTTTCTTTTATACCCACAGGCACAAACCCACCTTTATCTCTATAATCTCTTTCAATAACACCAGCTTCATTTGTTCTCATGATACCAGTTGGCATGCCACCTTTTGCCATGCCGATATTCTGCATTCTAGCTCTTCTTCTTACATCTGGTCTAAAAGCCATGACTCTGTCCTCAATACGAGATCTCGTTCCAGTATCTATTTGATTAATACCTCCTGAACGAGTACGAGGTGCTGCAAAACTTGTCTCTGGAGTTAGATCTAATAATTTTTGATCTAGTTCAGCTAATGTTTCATTACCAGTTAATTTTGCAAACTCATTTGGATAGTCATTTTTAAGTACGGCTAATAAATCATTGTAAGCAAATCTACCTGCTTCAACATCAAGAGTTCTACCGTCAGCAAAACTACCAAATTTTTTCTCATCAGCTTCAAGTTGTTTAAATTGTTGATCTAACATTGTATTAATTCTTTTATCTAATTTATCTTTTTCAGCTTGTGGTAAAGCTTGAAATCTTTTTTCTAAAGCTAAGAAATCTTTTTCTGGTAACTGACTTAATTGTTGAGCGTTTAATCCAGAGAACAATTGTAAGGGATCAAGCATCATTGCACCTGGACCTGCTCCTCTAATTCCTGGAGGCATAGGTGCAGGCATGGAAACTTGTTGAGTCATCGCAGGTATCATGCTTCTAACCATAGATCCTAATCCTCCACCTGGTGATGCCATCATAGGGCCACCGCCACCTGGGACTTGTATTGGAGTTGCTTGCATAGATCCAGGGCCACCTGGAATTCCTGGTGTCCCAACTGCAGTGGCTCCTGTTGAAGGTATGTTTTTTTGGTAAAGTAATTTTTGGTGCTGCTGGTGCAGCTGTAGGTGTAACTGTTCTTGCTGGTGCTGCTGGCGCAGCTGTAGGTGTCGGTGCAACTGTGGGTGCTGGTGTTCCCATTTGTCTTGCAAGCTGTTGTCGTGCTCTTGCAAACTGTTGTGCAACCGCTTGTTGATTTGCTAAGTTACGTTGAATGTTTTGTTGTAATGTATTAGCCATGGTTAAGCCACCAGTTTGATATCCAACTCTACCTCCGGTTGCTATATTGTACCTTGCTACAAATGCATCTTTTTGTTCATCAGTCATACTAGAATAGTCTTTATCAAATTTAAAATAATTATCAAAGTAAGTTCTCATCTTTTTTCCCACATTTTCTTTTCTTCTAGCTAAATACTCATCTATAGTTTCACCCTCTTCCTGCGGTGGTTCCTCTGCTAAAAACTTGTTATATATGTAAGTTGCGGCTGCGCTTGCACCGCCCACTAATATTTGTTGCTGCACTATGCTAGGTAATTCACCTAATATAGGAACATCTTTAAATAATCCTGTAGCATCTCGCACTGATTTTAAACCTTTTACAGTATCAGCGCCTACTTTTGTTGTGGTATCAGCACCTAGTTTTGTTGCAGGGTCGGCACCTGATCCTTTAAATAAGCTGCCTATAAGACCCCTCATTAATGCAGCGACACCGGGTTGAAAAGGTGCTACGAAAGGCGCTGCTTTAACAGCAACATTAGCTAACTCGTTAGGTATAAGTTTTCTTACCCTGTCTTTAAGTTTACTAATAAAACCAAAACCTGTTCTGCTGCCCATGGGCATACCTGTATAACCACCGCCACCAATGGTCATGATCCCACCTTTGTTACGCAACTGTCTTGGCATTTTTGCTCTATTAATCATATATATTAAATGTTGTTAATTTATTAAGGCAGGAATTTCACCTGGGGTTTATTAATTTACTAGGTTTTATCTAATAAATCAAGACTATGATACTACTGTTCTAGGAGTCACCTCCATTGCAGAAAGTATTACATGTAGTCTATTTGCATTAGCAGCCGCCACTTTTACTATCTCTCCTGCTTCAGCTACTAACGGGTTTGTTAATATCTCTACTGGCCCTGCTGCCACATCAGGTGCTATGTCTCTTTGAAATGCTATACTAAAAACAGCACCACTAGTGTTTGTTAACGTAATTGTAATACCACTACCACTGCCAGAATCATCACTTACAAGTATTGACCTTATTATTGCAGTTGTAGCAGATGGCACTGTATATAAAGTAGTGGTCGCATCTGATGTTAAATCTACTTTTTTATTTACAAAAACGTTAGCCATTATGATCCTAAAAAGAAAATAATAGAATCATTATCCTCTGTTTTCTCCTCTTGAAAAGTAGTATTTAATTTTTCTATTAAACCGTTTAAGTCTCTAACTAAAGAAAAGAATACTGCTTGATCATACTTTTCTGGTGGTTGTGTTAATGATTGTACAATTTTAGCCATTATGCTTTTTTAACTCCTTTTATTTTTTTCTTATTTAATGATGCATAGAATACTTGTTCTCCACGTTTTTTTCCATATTGTTCTTTCATGGACTTCATTATTTTTTTACCTTTTTTATTTAGTGGCATTATCTTCTCCCGTCTGGTTGATAGTCTATTCTAAATGTTCCTAATTTCCAAAACTGACTAGTGCTATCGTTTTCTACTTT